CCACTTGATTCGGACGTCATAGGACCGGCACAGAGGCTACAGAGGTCAGATGTACTGGCTCGGCCGAGCCAGTACATCTTAGACCTTCTACGCGGCACTTATTCCAGCATCAACTGTACTTTAGTATTCAGACGACCGTCCTGAAACATCAGATTCATACCGCTACCATCGTAATTAGTCCAGCTGTAGCTGACGATAGAAGTACCACCCATACCTAAGATGCTCGGAGTCGCTGCTGATGCCTCTTCTACACCAGGGCCTACTATAGCCACTACCTCCGCGTAAGTCATCCCATTCCTTAATTGTTGGTACTGAGCTAAAGTGACCTTGTTTGACTCACTCTCTTCCATCAGACTACCGATGGCTCCGATGATGACCAACACAGCCAACACCACCACGATCTTCTTCTTAGTACTGTACTCTCTGAACTTCATGACTGACTCCTTAATACATAGACAGAGCACGACCTCTTTGATGAGCGACTAGATGCGAATGAGCCTTCTTCATACCATCGGCTATGGATCTCATGGCATCCGTCATTTTACTCTTCGTGAATACAACATGCGTGAACCGAGCCTTTAGACAGACATCCAGAACAGTCTGCATACTCTTTATTCTATCAGAATGACATCCATCGCTTTTCTTTAAGATCGTGATGACCGAGTTTATCTCACGGAGATCAAAGATCTCCTCTTCATCTGTAGTAGAATCACGAAGATCAAAGACCTCACGCTTTGGAACCAGAGATAACTTACTCATGATAGAGCTCCACAAGAACAGAAAAGGCCGCTAGTCACGCTGACTGCCAAGTTAAGCGTTCATAGGAGATACATCAGCGGTGGAATCTAGCGACACCCAATACATTGCCTATGTTCTTCACGAGATACTGATCCCTCTTAGCCTCTCTCTTCCGATCGTACTTTATCAGCTCAGGGAGTATATCCTTAGCCAACTTCAATCTCTCATAGTATGTAAACTCATCACTATCCTGGAAGGAGATACCAGAATAGTAGTTAAACTGGCACTGTAACTTCAGGAGCTCAAGAATGTCGAACTGATATATGGCTCGGACGAAAGAACTCTGCCGTGAACGGCACCACCAATTCTATCAAGGCACCACACTCTGGGCAGGACTCAGATCTACGCAGATCAACACCACAGGCGTGATCTTCCATGGCGTTCTGTAGAGTCACAGAATCTGCACCATGTAGGTCCTCAGTCTCGATGAATCTGAGAGCCGCACCAGTATCGACCTCTTGACCTGCTATAGTCATGATCGCTAGGGCCATACGATATGTATAAGCAGGGTCCCCCATATCTAAGGTATGACCTCTCAGCTGATTCCGCAGATTCCTCGTGTACCTACGGAGAGCCAATTCATCTTTCCCTCGCAGATGTCGGAAGCCAATAGTCTTACCACAATAGGGTAGTTGTACCTCTATCGGTTCCTGAGCATCCTTCTCCTCTAATACTCGTACTTGCAAGTCATCTGGCACTAGGATAGAATAGGGATTCACCTCTCCACAGGAGTCACACTTGATCCTGAATGTGTATTCGGGACCATACGTAATGTTACGTATGACCATCAGGGCGAACATCCTATCCCCTATGAGGATATCTCCTTGTGGGATACCTTTAGTATCCAAGTGCCTGTCTAGCAGCTTCTCCAGTATCAGCAGCCGGTCAGCATTCTTCGCACCCCATAGCATCTTCTCAGTCTTTGTACCCATAGGTGTGACAGTGGTCTCTCCTCCTGGCATACTGTCACCATAGAGCAATCCTCGAGAAGGCAATACGATAGGGGTATCCTTCGGTATACTTACACTAGACTTCGCCTCCGTTATTTCATCATCTTTTACCATGCCTGCACTCCTGTATTTACTAGAAAGTTTACTAAAGAGGTCTGACCTCTATTTACTCAAAATACGCCAGTGGGGCACCGGGACGAATCCAAGTACCCCACCGACTAGGAGGCAGTCGATCGACTACCCATGGGTGATCAAATTGGACCTATAGCCTTATCACAGGCGAAGTCAACAGAGACCTGCACAGCATCATTTCCTGATTGATCGAGATCTCCAGTGGGGTCATTCGAAGGCCATATACCTCGCAACTCCCACTCTTTCTCACCATTACCATCGGGACCTATCAGCACAAGAGACCCTTGCTTCTTATAGTCCCGAGCTAGACCCATCATACCCGTTTCCTTGTCATAGACGAGATCTCTCCAGGCCTTCAACACGGCGAGAACACTCTTGTCTACGAACTCCATGAAAGACATAGAGATATTCTCCTGAGTGTAACGACCTGCTAATTTTATAGTGTCGTTACCTACAGGAATCTCAATGATCTCATTGGCTCCAGCAGGGAGTGGGCAAGTTCGACAAGCCAGCTGTAGGAGCTCAGAACCATTACCAGGTGCACCAGAGATACGGATAATCCAGTGGTTCACTCTGTTTGGTTCATATCCTGCAGCCGAGCCAGCACCAGCAATAGAATTACCTGTGTTATACATAGAACACCTCGTTGTATGAGATAAATACTAGCATCAGCAGACTGCTACCATCAAGCGAACGTCTCGAAATCAGCACCCGTAGGTAGGAGATCAAATTCAATACTGATGATAGAGGCAGCACGAGTAGGTTTCAGTAGGAGCTTAGCTCCCATGACTCCACGATCTATCTGAGCACTGGGGTTCGTAGAAGCATCGCATATCACACGGAAATCGTAGAGTCCGCGACGGGATTTGATAGCTTCCAATTCAGGAGAGACCAGATTCCTAAAGTCCCTCCAGGTGTCGGCATCGTTAGGTTCCCAGAGGAGATACTGAGTGGCGGTCGATATGACCTTCATAGCATAGAGTATCATACGCACTACGTTCATATCCCGTAGAGCCGTATAGGCACGATGACAACTCAGCTGGTCATTGATCATGATACCTGACGTAGTGTCGTTGACGATCGCATTGACACAGTTGAGATTATCCCTAAAGAGGATCCTATCTCCTTCCTCAGGGTAGTACTCCAAATCAGTGGCGAATGGCAGCAGCCCACGACGAGGACCAGCATGAGCATACCAGACCTCAGTACTCTCATCACCCTTCGCCAGAGCATACGCCCGAGGACCTGAAGGAGGTACAAAGATACTGGCAGCAGAGTACCCGTCGTACATCTCCACCCACTGATTTCCAGCAATAGTAGCGTAGTAAGAATTCCAACGAGTCGTATTTCCACTACCCAGACCATTGTGCCAAGAGATGACCTCTGCAGGAGTCAGACCTATAGGGGGATCGATCAGACAGATGCAATCCTTACGATAATCGGTACAGACAGTAATCATAGCTGCAATCACGCTGGTAGTCGAGACTCCAGGGACAGCGATGATATTGACGTCTAACTCCGATGGATTCCTCAAGGTCTGAAGACCTGTGGCTGTGGTACCAGAGACAGTACCTATAATATCCGATGCATCGACAGGAGTACCGTCTTCACCAGAGGCAAGAGTGACTGTTCCGGTATCAATATCCTCACTGGCACCAGAGTCAGTGACAGTGATATAATCACTGATACCATTGATACGTGTCTCGATGAAATTATCATCAGACACGTTTCCAGAGCCCACCAAAAGATTATCGAAAGACTCAACGACCTCATACGTCCCAGAGGCCGAGTTGTACTCCTTGACATCCAGTTTCCAGGAGTCCGTATCTGTACCAGCAGAAACAGTCAGCTGTACATAATTACCCCACGTACCTGTAGATACAGCCTCTACGTCGACCTTATCGACAGAAGAGTCCTGCAGGTTACTGCTGGCCGCTACATCATAGGTCGCTACCCTCACGAAGTAGAGGACCTTACCGGCACGGAGGTAACATATGGCAGCATACAGAGCCAAGTGAGTAGAGCTAGGCTGTCCGAACAGATTGACAAGCTGACCCTCGCTAGTCACGAGAGTGGGTGTATCTGTAGGACCTTTGCTAGCTGTACCTACCATAGCACATATAGATGTACTCAACGCAGGCACGTACGCCGAGAAGTCCTGTACCTGAGCATAGACACCAGGTGCCACAAAGTTAGTTCTCATGATATAAATCTCCTATTGATCTCTAGGATACACCTTCACTAGTGACCTTAACGGCCTTTAACAGATAATCCTCAGTGACCAGATCGTCACTGTGGTATGCGTCGATATCTATCTCCTGTACGAGCTTCGTAGAACTGGCAGCCATAGGTATCCAAGTGCTGACTGTAAAGCCTACTGTCTTCCTGAGACGCCTATTCGATGACTCGTCACCCTCTAAGTCAGAGTTATCACCCCAATCTGCCATCTCTACTGAGACCATCTTATCCCCGAACGGCTCAGGAAAGGGGATAGTGATAGTAAACACCCCATAGTAAAATGCCTGAAAGAGTTGCTCAGATACCTTGTCCAAATGGCGTAGATTACGAGCCCAGTAGTCTACTTGATAGTTCACTTTGACGGCTACTGGATGCAGACTACTAGATACAAGGGATGCATCCAGAGTTCCATCTAACCAACTTTGGATATCATCCTCGTCACTGTGGTACTCTCCGTACGAATCGATCAGAGCAGATGCTCTCACAGGAGATATCTGTGACCTAGTGGGGTCACGCTCGATACCTAGCCTACTCAATGAAGAGAATGGTAGAGGTATCCTAGCTACGTCAACAGTAGTTCCCAGGAACTTACCTAGTACTTTAGCCATCTGAGAGAAGGCCCTATCTGGTGTAGCGAAGCATCGAGGGATCGCCTTAGCTACCCACTCACCTTCTGCAGACTTCTCGTAGTGGTATATAGTATCCAGCAGCTGAGTACAGAATGTCTGATCGAGCAGTCCTAATAGCCATTGTGAGTAATCCGTAGCCATCAAACATATCCTATCAGTTCAGACATGCAGGATCCGCAGAGCAGGTGATCAACTATCACAGGTGTGTCCTCTCTAGTGGCCCTGTCATCTAGCACAGTACTCCAATCATCCCTTTCACGAAGTATCCTACGGATCCATTTCATAGACATCAGATGATCATCATCTTGAGGGATTAGACTCTGTAAATTATCCATAATCCTGTGGGCACTGATACAATCTCTGGCAGGACCATAGGACTCTATCCTGCGACCCAATGCCTTTCCTGTCTCGCCTCTACGACTGAATAACTCCGCCTTTGTAGAGATCAACCAAGTATTGAAATCCGAGACTACAGGATTCATCTATTACGAAACCTTCTTTTGTAGGACTTATGCAGAGCACGGATTATGTCTTCTTGGATATCCTTAGTCATCCTAGGTACCCTAGACATAAACATCGAGATTGTAGGTCTCCAGTGAGGACGAGGAGGTACGTGAGCTTTCGAGGAACCGAATTCGTGCACACGAGCTAGCACATGGAGAGGAAGACCAGACCCTTCATGAAGGGCACCTGAAGGGAAACCTACAGAGTATAGGACCCCATTCTTCGTCTCTTCTCTCATCACGCATATCTTGCTGACGTACTCTCCAGTAGCTATCAGTATACGTTCATCTAGACCAGACTTCTTCTTAGCCTTTTGATAACCTGGTGAGAGAGGCTTCCAAGCCATCAGCTGAGATCTGATCACCTCCTGTAGCGTATCTCGAAATTCGTCTGCTACACTGTGCATCTGACGTGCCGTAGCCGTCATAGCAGAGTGTTTGAATACACTGACAAAATTGGGATTCGTCTTTCGATAGGATCGAACTTTAGCTGGCATTTACTATGAGGGATTTACTATAAGGGATTTACTATAAGGGATTTACTCGTCGAGAGATGTGGATATCTCTCGATATAGTTCACACTGTATATCACAGAACAGTGCGTATTTAGTATTCAACCAACTCGACTGCTCATCCGGTCCAGCATTGAGTACGTAATACTCCTGGGTACCATAAGTAAACTTATCACCACTCTTTAATAGAATAGAGACCTCCCACTCATTATCGGTGTCGACAGTAGCTAGGTCGGCATCCTCTAAGATAACAGTAGGTATCTGCACGATGATCTTAGATTCAGTATCCTCACCGAAGACAGTCAGCATCTCCTCATCACTGACGCTCTTAATGAGCATATACAGCTCGATAGGGTCGAGATAAGTACGATCGACCTCTTCTATCTCTAAGTGTATATCATCTAAGGTACTGACACTCTGTACTTCTCGATAGTACTGGATAACAGGGTACTCCCTCTGAGCTTTATCCCTGATCAGCTTCTTAGTGAGAGCGAGATCCTTAGTCAGAACACCGAATCGCATTACCATGAATCTAGCCTATAATCGGAGGAGGTGTATCTGCGATAAACTTCAATTCTTCTACCAGCTTATCCTCCTCAGCCTGAGACTCCTGCAATAAGGTACTGCCATCTAACTGAGTCTCCCCTGCAGGACCTGATAGTGAGTCACCATACTTATTCCGGATCCTACCAAGGGCTTCCTTGATATATCTCAGCACTATCCTCAGAAAGATATCATCGTAATCAGAGAGGAGCTGAGCAGGAGAGGCATGATTCCTGACCTCCAGTATACTCACATCATAGGGACCACCGGGAGCGAATATATGCAGAGTATGTGTGCTCTGATCGTACTCCCAAGTAGGGGTAGCTCCTCTACTATTCAGTAGAGTCTTATGGTGCATCTTCGTGAGCACGAAATCTATAGTACTATTTACGCCCG